AAAATACATATATACTAAAAGGCCACGCTATTTCATTTAGCGTTCAAAAACAAACGACTCAAGGTGAGGTATTAATTGAAGTTCTAAAAAATAACAAGGTAATCAAAAGCGAAAGGACTTCTGCTCCTTATGGAATTGCAATGATTACAACTGATTAAATTCACTTATATCATCATACTCAGTCTTAGCACCATTCATCTCAGCATAACCAATACTGAGAGCAATCAGCTCTCGCTCAGTAGCTTCCATATACTCATCCTTACTTAATTTGCATGTTATTCTATAAAAGGCGTATTCCCCTGTATAGTCTCGGGGTCCGCTTTTTTTTTTGCGTTTAAAGACAATACCTCAAGCTTATCTAACTGCTCTTGATTTACTACAGATTGCGTGTATGCTGCAAGAATCGCATCGGCGTAGGCGGTAAAATCTTTCGGCTCTATAGCATCAATCAGTGAATCTTTATCCTTAAATGCTTTTGTATTCAATAAGCCAGCGAAGAGTAAGTTAATTAAATCAGATGCCTTTACTCCAGTTAATAGGGTTTGCAATACATTTTTCACTTCATCGGGTGTAGGATAATCATTTTCGACTTGTAAAACCGCCCTAGTTCCAAACTTTACTTCATATTCTACTCCATCTATCACCACTTTTGGCATATCGGGAAATAACTCTGATAGTTTCATATAATCCTCCTTATATATAAGAAAAGGCAGGTATACCCTGCCCATCCATTAATTCGGCACTTGTCCAGCAGTCGTATCTGTTGAAGTTGGCGCGGCAGTTAATCCAGCGCAAGTTCCATTAGCAATCGCGATATTCATCGTGGCATCGTTTGCAATAGGAGTCTTAGCGGTAAGAGTAACTAATACGCCAGTTCCACTAACGGTAAACATAGCCGTAACAGCAGCATCAAGTTGCAGTCCTTCGCGAATCTTCTGAGCAACAACAGCAGCGGAATCATTCAAGGCTACTGGCACCGAAATAGCTTTAGGCGATCCACTTAATCCAGCAGCTGTAACCGTAACAGTCGCATTACCAGCAGTTGTAACCGTACCTGCTACCGTTGCAGTTTCAACTTGCATTGCTCCGCCTAGAGTATATTGATAGTTAGCCTGTGCAAGTGCAAATCTACGAGGTTTGCCATTATAAACATTACCTGTTGTATGGATAGCATCACCTTTAAATGACGGGCCGTTAAATTCACTACCCTTTAGGCCATCGGGGAACAATCTACCTTTTACTTTCCAAATGATGAACTTTTTCTTACGATCTTTCGTTAATGCTTCTACCCTGAAATATTCTCCCGTGTCGTCGGGACCAGGGCCGTGATAAATTGCAGCTTCCGTATCTGAAGTCGTGTCTACCTCACCACTGTTGATCATTGCCATAGCATCCATAGGGCAGTATAGACAATTGAATCCAACGTCTGATTTATCATCCTTATATTCAACTTCCATGATTCGCTCGTCGCCCTTACCCTCTACTGTGCTAGAACCATTACCCATGCTAAGAGCAGTAGCCCCAGGGATATCAATGCCCACCTCATCATATGTAGGTGCAGCTCCTTTAATATCTGATAGCATTTTATAAACTCTTAAATCAACAATGCCATATAAACTAGGCGTTTTATTGGGAGTTGTCATTTATATATCATCCTCTTTCTTTAAAATATTGTACCTTCGTTATCGACAACGAACTCATAAGCCATTGCTTTACATTGTCTTGGAGCATCTTGGTCGTCATCAGGTGCATCAATTCTTGTGCCTCCCAATTTGACCATGATGCGATCAACTGCCATGGCTATTTCAGATGTGCTAGCTTTTGACCAAACATCAATCTGGAAAGTTATCTTAGCAACTATTTCAATCTCATCGCCAAATACCATTGGCTTATTACTAGTTTCACTGTAAACAATCAAGCTATGGCTATCAAAGTTAACTGATTCTGCAGGGAATTGACGATAAACATGCTGACCGTTTAGCAACACAGTTAAAGCCGCATCGTTTTTCAATGCGGCTAAAATGACAGGTTTTATATTAATCATCCACCGCCCTCCCTTGCACCTTCCATTGACGTAGTTATAACCGCATCACCAATTATTTGTTTAATCTCTTGGGCTTTTGTTTGATATGATGGCACTAAAAACGGATTTTTCTTCATGCCAGGATGATGCACAATTGTAATAAAACTTCTACTTGAGTCCGCATCAAGAGAATGTTGGCCATCTTTAGTAATATAGTACTTTGCAACTGTTTTCTTTCCCGCAAACTCTGCAGTTCCTCCAACTCTAAGCCAAGATAATACTTTACCGTTTTTCGGTTTAATATCATGTTTCTTGGCTCCAGACTCTTGGAACTTTCCATACCAACCTTTTGCACTTTTTGAAAAACCAGTATTCGATTCAGGTGTTCCATCTGTATTTTTACCGATTACCTTAATCGCGTTAGCAATCTTCCTACTAGGAGCGCGGCTAGCTGCTTCGGTTTTCACCATACCGCCACATTTCATAACGGCTTTGAACATGTTGCTTGGTATCCTCTGCTTAATACTAGGTACAACCGCGTTTATGTTATTTCTAATGTCAGTTTTTATGTTCATGTCGACTTACCTTCTCCGCTAGTGTCCAACAATACATCTTGGGCCTTTCCATAGTCGGCAACGTAAACGATTGGCAGCAATAAGTCTTGATACTTAAAGCGATTGCCCTTTATCAGCTCAGCAGGTCTTTTCCCCTTATGGAAAAATCGAAATTTGACATCTTCTTTATAGCCATACTCTTTTAATGCAAGTTCATTACCATAAGGGAGAATTATACCTTTTAAAGTGGCTGCATCAATCCAAGACTGACCAACAATTCCTTCTTCATCAGAAGCGTTAACAGGCGTTTGTATTGTTCCTTTTACTTTCATATGGCAATCTTCCGATACTTCTCTAATATGTCAGGGACATTTGTAGCAAAATCATTTCTAAGAGGGCCAATAACCTCTGTTTTAAGATGTTCGCTGCCTCTACGCTCTAAAGCCATGCTAACCATTACCATACAAGCCTTTTCTAAGTCTGCAGGGATAGTAGCGTATCCAGCGGTAAAACTGATAGTGTACTTAGTTGTTGCGGACCATATAGAGCCACTTTGCAAGATACCAGCCTTTTTATTTATAACAAAATCGGTATAGTCGGCAACCGTTGCCGTCTTAATCGGGTATTCATTTAATACCAATTCATTCGTGCCGCTACCATACATGACGACTTCATAATCAGTCTCATCAAAAGTACGATTGCAGGTAGTTTCGATTTCAGCACTTACTTGCTCAATCTCCATAGTAATCTGATTATCTAGTGCATTGTCGGTAATTTCATATTTGCTTTTATACCTCTCCAAAGTTGTAAGTAACATATATATCCCCCTAAAAGGGAGGGCATAGCCCTCTATTTCAGTGTTAATTTTGCCATTGCACCAGTTATTGTCAGCAATGCATCTAAGCGACGGCTTGCCCTAAATCCTACTTGACCGCTGGCAGCATATAATTCATTTAAACGTTGCATTGCGGTTTGTCCTCGATCAGCAATCCAAATTTTCTTAAAATCACCATACACCATGGCGGCTTTAGTTGTTGCAAAATCAAATTGCTCCGTAATGTTTACTGCCTTACCAAAAATCATATCAGGTGCTCCAACTTGCGTAGAATTCTGCCAAATGTACTGGCCTTGTGCATCTTTAAGCTTCCTGATATTCTTAACAGCTAAGTCAGTAGTGAGAAATTGGGCTCCACTACGATAAGGCACTTTTACTGTGTGCATTAAATCAATAATGTCATCAAAAGCAATTGCACCCACTGCAGCACTTGTTGTATTTGTAAACTTAGTCAACAAGGTATCCGGTGCCTTTGTTGCATTAACGCGTGCAGCTGCCAACAACGCAATATCCTCAGCTAATCCAAAAGCCTCACCTAGATCAGTGGATAAAAACCCTTCAATGTCAATTGAGCTATCATCTAAAATTTCATCAGAAACCTTTACGATTGCGTTAACTTTATATGCCCCAATAGAAGTCTTCCCGAAAGTTGCATCGGTTTCAGTATATGCATCGTTCTCGGCCCCCCATGTAGCTACCGTATGCCCTGTCAGTGTCGGAATTTCAACAGTGCTATTAAGAGGTCTGACTGTGCATAACTGGCGCATGATGGACTGTAATCGTATTTCTGCAAGCAATTGAGCCTCAAAGCTAACAGGTACTAAGTTTGCGCCTTTTGTGGCATCACCTACAGCAAGAGCACGTTTGTCATATTCACGACCACACATTTTGTTTAAAAAGTTTGTACGGTATTCTTCAGATGCAAAAGGATTCTCTTTTTTACCTTTGGATTCGTCTGCTAACTTCGCGGTATCACCTGCAAGGCGTCTTTCCATACTTAATTGGGTTTCTAATGCCCTAATTTGCGCATCTTGCTCGGCAATATCCGTTTCAATTCTTGCAATTTGTTCCACTTCTGCCCCATTTAAATCTCGCTTCTCAGTCGTGATTAAATCGTGCACGGCTCTCATTTCAGCCACCAAATTAGCTCTTTGTTGCTTTAAACCTTGAATTTTTTGAAACATTATATACCTACCTCCAATATTTTAATTTTTAGATCTAAAGCCGACCTAATAGCTTTTCCATGATCTTCTTTTTCTGGCTTTTCAAGTCTAATATCGTCTAGCGATCTCGTATCTGCAGTAGCTGTCGGATATGCAGGGTAAGTAACAGGAGATACATCATAAATTAAATCAAATTTGACAATATTTCTTATGTCGGTTTCAATTCCATTCTCTGTTACCGTCTCCCACCTTGTTTCCGATGGAGTAAAGGCAAAACTACTACCATCAATATCACCGCGCTCAATTGATATAATTAATTCATCTGCTGTTCTCGTTTCTGGTGGATCAATCTCATAAAATAACCCTCGCTCATCTACTGTCAAAGCAAGGGTTCCCGATTTATTACGCCCTAGGACAATGTTACTGTCATGGTTGAAAAGAGCACGAACGTCTGACCTTTCAATTACACCATCAAATGCCCCGGGTAAAATTCTTTCTTTAAACCATCCACCCAGTAATTCCGATAGTTCATTAAACCTAGCAGCATAACCAACAATTTTCTTTTTACCATCATCAGTGGCGCGAATTTCAACTTTGTGTTGTATCGTACGAATTTCTTTCTTTATTTTCCTCACCTCCCTTCAATTAGGTATAAAAAATACACTCATAAGAGTGTTGTTATCGTTTATTTCTTTGGTGGATCGGCAATTGGTGTAGTTTGAGCATTTTTACTCGCCCAAAAATCATTGACCAATGAGTTAGGTATCATATTTGCAGGAACATAAAATTCATCGCCACCAGGAACAGGATTTTCGTTTTCCTTGGCAAGTATCATATTTGTGGTCAAGAATCCGTTGTTTTTACCTACTGCATACGCCTCATACCTGCTTTTTAGATCGCCACGCAATAATGATTCCACTAAAAACTCGCTATGATATATTTCGCGCTCTTTATCAATAAAAAGTTTAGTATTTATTTCCTGCTCCCATTTAACCAGCCAAGGAGTTAGGGTATAAATTACAAACTCTAAGGATTGATGCTCGATATTATTGTTTGTACTTCGGCTCAAATCACCTACTAAATGAGGCGGAACCCGATAAGCTGCCGCTATTTCCTCACGTTGAAATTTCCTAGACTCTAAAAATTGAGCCTTATCATTCGCCATTGTAGACTCTTGATATTTTATATCAGATTCCAAGATCTTTATCGCACCAGCTCTATTTTTGCTCTTGGTATTCCACGCTTCTTTAAGTCGTTGATAAGCAGGATCGCTTAACTGCTTGTCATATAAAAGCACCGCGCCTGGTTTAGCACCACCAGCGAAGAAATCAATACCATGGTCTTCTGTTGCCATGCTCAAAGTAATTGCATTTTTAGCTAAATCAATAATTGATTCACTAACAAGTCCATCAAGGCTCGGACTTGGAATATATAGCACTTCATCAGCATGCAGGGCGTATTGCACACCATCGATAACTGTCAAATACCACAACTTGCCATTGTCATCAAAAGCTGGCTGAGTGGCCCCTGCTTTTAATGGCATAATCTCAGTCACCTTACCATCATTATCGTAACGAATAACAGCATAAGCCCCTTTATATAACAATGCTTGATACATCATACATTCTCTAAACTGGTATGCTGTCATAAATTGATTTGTTTTTGTATGTAGGATGTAATATAAGTTATGACTTGTGGCTCTCTCTTTGCCTCTTGGTTTAAGGTTTTTGTATGTTATGAGTGATAGACTTGCAATTGACTCTGCAAGCACTCTACAACATGCCAAGACTGTAATAACCTTAATCGCTGATTTAGGGTTTACTGATATACCATCAATTTTAGTTATTTCACCAGTACGCAAGGGATTGTCACTGCTTGTATCCGCTAAAGTCCACGCCCTATATGCTAATTTTGCTCTATCTAATAAATTCGTAAAACCACCTCCTTTCAGGCATAAAAAATAAGACCTCCTAGTCTCATTGAGGATGTTTTACCATCCTAACCACCACCTTATTAAATTTCTCTTACATCGTAATTGTCATAAGCACTGCCTGTATCTTCTGCTTTTACTATTGCTCTTGTATGAGCGTTTATTAGGCTGGCAATTGGATCTATACGCTCAATAGATTTAGCCTTATCAAGCTGTATATTTTCTTTATCATCTTGCCTAGTCACTGCATTACTTACTGCCCAACCCAATACTGGGTTACCATCATGTAGCACATTCCTTTGATATACCGATTCCCTGAAGCTTTTCGTCGGTTCAGATAGAGTTTTCATCCCTTGTATAACCTCAATACATTCATAACCATCATCCATCATATCATTAGCGATGGCCTGCGCACTCCAAGGATCAAAACAAGCTTCTTTTGGTATTAGACCTCGCCTTTTTAGTTCTTCTTTAATATATTTATGTACAAATCTATAATCGACAACAGAACCAGGGATAACAGTAATCCACCTTTTCTCAATCCACAAATCATATGGGACTTTATCTGTATTTCTTTTTGCTGCTACTGTATCAGCTGGCATAAATGAATGAGATAGCACAATAAACTTACCATCGTCTATCGGAATATCAAATGATACGGATGTTAAGTCTATTTTTGACGACATGTCAATACCAATATAACATTCTTTGCCCGTTAGATCAGGGATTTCATCACCTTTACAAGCTGCCCATTTGTCCATATTCATGTAACCATTAGGGCGTTGATTAATCCACACATTCATGTTTTTTGTGAGGAAATCACGCATTTTTTCAGGTGCTTCTAACGCTAGTTGCAATCTCTCCCTAATATATTTAATACCCTCAGGATAAGAGCAACTAATTGGATTTGCTTTTAACCAAGCCCTTTCATCGCTAATATCGTCAATCATATTACCTTCATCATCTGTGTCCATCTCATTAATCATTACAAAATAATTATCAGCATTAAATTCAATAGAAGGGTTTAATATTTTACTGACCATAATATATTCAACCCTATAGCATGGATGGGCCAAATTAAATCCTGCTGTAGTTATAACTCCAATCAATGGTTGCGTCCTAGCACCCATACCAGAATCTATAATGTCATACATTTCGCTTGTTTCATGTGCATGATATTCGTCAATAATTCCACATTGAGGATTAAGACCATCCCCGCCCTTTTTATCTTCTTTACTTAGGGCTTTCATAAATGATCCGCTCTTAGGATGGATTATCCTACCATATGCGGTTTTAAACTTCCCTGCAAGGTCAGCGCAATTATTGAGCATGGCCTCTGTTTCTTCCCAAACTATTTTAGCTTGTTCAGTTTTAGTAGCTGCGCAATATACTTCACTTGCTCCTTCACCCATAGCCATTAATTCATAGCTACCAACAGTTCCAAGACTTTGGGACTTTGCATTTTTACGTCCAACTTGCCAGTAGAATTTTGTAAATCTACGATATCCGGTATCACGGTGTATCCATCCGTAGATATTCCCGAATATGAACTTCTGTATTATATGAGGGTCAATATGTTGTCCCCGCAGCACACCTTTGCGATGTTTGAATAACCTCATCCAATCCAAAAAACGCTCAGCAGGTTGGAATTCACTATCATCGACAACTAATACTGGATTAAAAATATATGGAAATTCATCTGTATTCTCATGTTCTAAGTCGCGCAAGAATCGCATGCAGGCCCATTTATTTTTTAAACAGGCGACAATCTTTCCAGCAATAACGTCCTTGCTATATTTTATAAGTTCCTCTCTTAACGTCATACATTACCAAACCCCTTCTTTTTCAAGGGATTTTCAGGTTCTTTTTCTTTTTTGGGTACGTTTTTAATTTTCGAGAGTGGATTTAAAAAGAGTCTATCTTCCATTTTGATAAGCATATCCATTTTTTTATTAATAGCAGAATCTATTTGCATAGCGGGATTAAATTTTACAATGCAATCCAATGCCTTAACTAATTCTTCGTCAAGAGTAGACTCTATTTCATCATATCTCACCTCAAAATTATTAATCTTTTGCTTTTGTTCCAGTAATGAAATATACTCACTAAATGTCATACAGTACCTTGCCAATAATCCAATATCACCACTAGAAACAAAGTCAATATCTTTATAAATCTTAGTAATTTCTTTCCATTTCGCGTATGAATTTATATCTTTTTTTATAAACTCTGGACACTTTAATTTTGTTTCACCTATTTTTATTTCAGCTTTTTTTCTGCGCTCAATCTCAGCTTTTGTAAGGCGATTCGGGTTCCCTTGGGCAATTTGCAATGTTATTGGTTTTCCATTTCTACCTCCCATCATCTCACCTCAGTCCTAAAAGTTTCAAAAAACGAATTTTGTATAAGCTAAGCTAGGCCACGCTAGTATATAGCGGGAATCTGTAGAGATTACATACCCCCTGGGGGTCTATTTATTAACACCCCACAAATGTTTCCATGTTATTTCATTCTTTATATCACTAACATGCCTTTGATCTATCCCATATCTTGTTGCTATAGACGATTGTTTTTCCCCACTTATAATATCTTTTTTTATCTTTAACACTTGGATTTCAGTAAGTTTTGAACATGGATGTTTTTCGCCTTTTCTTAAAAACACCGCAGTTCCATGTTTTATTTGATCCTGCGTATTTTCTAGTTTTGTTCCCCACTTTAAATTATCAGGTGTATTGTTAAGAGCATTACCATCCAGGTGCCTACACTCATAATTATCTAGTTTTTTAGGCCCGTGAAACGCTAACAAAATAAGGTTATGGACCGGCACTTTTACTTGTGTCGAACGTCCATAACCTTTCTTTACATTCACATGCAGATACCCTTTATGCATACTAGCCTTTAACGTCTTTGGTATTCTTTCCCTTATTGATATAATATCTCCATTATCTGATGCTAAATATTGAGGGAACCCAGGTATTGGTTCTAATATTATCATCTTATAACCTCCATCATTACCTTATCTTGGATGTTCCTTTGCCTGGCATGATCGGCAAACCGCTTCGAAATTACTACTAGCAAGCCGAGCACCACCATCCTTGATATGTTTAATATGATGTACCAACTCACTAGGACGCTCACCGCATCTCTGACATTTAGGATGCTTACGCCTATGCTCTAGGCTGGCCTGCCTCCATGCATTGCTACCATAGAAACGTTGCTCCTTAATATCAGTTCTCGACTTACGATAATCAATATGGACCTGTTGCTTATGTTTATCGCAATATCCTGACTTATCATTCGTTAACTGATTGCATCCACGATACCGACATTGACGTTTAAGTTTCATTGGCATTAATCTTCACCCACTTCTTTTATTCACTCTCTCATCATCTATCACATTATTCTCAAATTACAACAACCAAGCCTAATTATGACATTATCTGCACAATTTATGTTGTATAACGGAAAATGAAAGGAGGTGGTATTATGTCAAAAACACTTTGGACTATTAGTTTTAAATCCAATAATCAGGACTTTGGTTCAGGAGTTATAACTCTTGACGGTGACCAAATTTATGGTGGCGATGTAGGGTATTATTATCTTGGTAAATTCGTTACCACAGGAAATTCAATTAGTGCATCGGCTACCATAACTAAACACAATCCTTCTGTAGTATCAATCTTTGGGAATTTCACTTCATTTAAACTAGCCTTAACTGGTAATGGCAGTATAAGTGACGGTCATTTTTCATTATCTGGTCATGTTGAGGAGTATCCACAAATGACAATGACAGCCACTATGCGTAAGCTTGTAAATTTAGCATGATTCCTTAAAACCGCCTCGATGGCGGTTTTCCTTTTGCCTCTTTTCGCATGTACTTCTTTTCACCCTTTAATAACTTACCTGTTCACTCTTAACCATAGCTTTTAGCGTATCCCTTTGACCTTGAAGTTGAGTAAGCCGATCAATTGCTTTTAATTCTACTGCCTTTGCATCAAGCCAAAGTTGCTTTAATCGCTTGACCTCACTATCTGCATTAGCTATTGCATTGATCATTGTTTGGTGGTTTGGTTTAATACCCACACTTCGCATGGCAAGTATCTTTGCACTTGATAGTGCATCATCAAATTTAGATCTAGCATTACCTCTGTCTATTTTATATTGCGTAACCTTAGGAGCAGCCTTAGTAATTTCATTCTCTACCATAGATAACAACCGCCTGTAATCTTGCAGTCCCGCTTTCTCTGGTATGAGTATTTCTTTTTCCTCAGACATTAACATCACCCGCCCGATATTCTCTAAATCTCCATGCCTTATGAACTATCTCTTGAATAACCTCTAATGGTTTATCCTCGCGCCTTGCTATAATTTCGAATAATTCATCGTCAGTAATCTCACCCCTATGATCCGCTCCATGACATCCCCTACTCATAGACGCAGGTCCACATAACTTTAAACAATTTTCCTTAATATCTGGACCTTTACATCCTTTCCCCTTTACGTGAGCTACTTCTAAAATATAAAAGCCATTATACCGTCTGCCGCATTTTTCGCAGTGGTTAATGGCTTTTACTTTCTTCATACCTTTTGGGTCTACTACTCTTTTCTTTTTTTCTAGCATATTTGGGCACCGTCCTATCTCTACACTTTGCAGACTTTGTATGTAAGGTTGCTCTTATGCAATCATTATTTATATTACAGGCGCATCTTGTATAACAATTCAATTTATCACCTCATTTTTGCAAAAGAAAACCACCCTATTCGGGCGGTTATGAACACTAATCACCAACTTTTGCTATAGATATGTATGGATGCCATGTATCTCCAAATCCAAATGTCATTTCCGTTTCACCTTGAATAAATATACCTGGTTGAATATAATCACCAGCATTCAAATAAACCAACGCTGATACATTGCCATCCCATGATGGTTGCATATCTCCAATAACTATATTTCCATTTTTCATGATAAGTACATTTACGGAAAATGCAGTATTTATTGCATATTTGGGATCTATCGAACCATATTTATCCAAGTTAGAAAACATATATTCTTGATGAACGATTAAATACAATCCTGGCGTATTTATTTGAAACTTTGTGGCATCACTAGTATGAATATTGTCAGTATCATATTCAATAGCACTCATAGGAATTAACTTTAAAGCACCACCAGCTGGAACTGTAACAGTTTCAGTCATATATGCTCTACAACGTGGAGTTACCTTACTATCGTTAGAAGATTTCTTTTTATACCAAGACATTAGCACTCACCCCTTACAAGGCAACGATAATTGTCCGTCGCACTAATTGTAAAAACTCTCTGCTGTACGATATTATCATCGAATACTTCATCAGGTTTTACCGTGATTTTACAATACCCTAGATCAATCTCGACATCAGCTTTGCCATCATTGGCAATGGCAAGACTTTTAACAATTTCAGGATATTGTTTTGTTACCGTGGAGTTCCCACTAAAGCTATCCATAATAACTCCATCCATTACGTTAAACTTTTGCACATTAATTCCTCCTAAATTTTCGTTTATTTAGCGTTTTCTGGCACCTAGAAATGCAATATTATTCGTTCGTTGTATATCGCCTTTCACTGATATACATTCTTGTGATAAATATATTTAAACTAGAAAGATATAATTATTTTGAGCATAAGAAAAAGCACCCCGAAGGATGCCTCATTTCAATCTTTTTTAACTTACTATCATTTTAGCACAGCTAAAGTCAAAAAACTGTCGCCAATTTGTCGCCTTCATACTAGAAACCTCTCATAATAATTCTTTTTCTAAATACTATTAAATAAGAGAAAGAACTTCTTGGTAGTGGGCCTACTAAGAAGTTCTTTCCCTCAAACTGAATACTGGAGGTGATTACATGCTCTACATTAAGACTTCTAACTTTGAAGCTTTAGTCTCAAGTAGATTTATCATTATGTTAGCCATAATGATATACTACATGCATATCACTTAACTCCAGATTATATTAAAAGGTGCCTGTTTATACAGGGACCTTTTAATTTTGATTTCTACGTTTTCAATTAGTGCTAGTGTTATTACTAGTACCTATATTTGCACTTACATTTACATTTACATTTACGTTTACGTTTTTATTTACGTTTATATTTACGTTTATATCTATATCTATGTAAGTATTCATTGTTTAATTCTGTTTAGTATTCCTTAATTCTAATATAGATTTGTTTAATACATTTTAATCTTTATCTAATTAGTTAGAGATCGACACTCCCGTTCTTAATACTATATTGCCACCAATGCAACGACCCCAAACAATGCGACCGCAAACTTTTTAATAGCCTTGCTTCTTATCTCATATACCGATTGTCTATGGCTATATCCTATTTCATCCGCTATTTCTTCTTTCGCTTTCTTCTTAACATACCACATATATAGAATATCTTTATACCTCTCGCACCCTGGATCTTTACTAATCGAAACGAGAACGTTATCAACCTTCTCAATCTCCACTAGTGTTCTATTCTTCATTTCTTGCCACATTTGTAATTGATACATTTGGTTTAATGTATTGCACGGCTTACCCGCCCTTACTCCTGTTACGTCCATAGATACAGCCGATACTTCCTTTGGTGCTGTTTGGTTTACTAACTTGCTAATCATATAATCTGCGTGTTCTATACTTTGGTGTAACTCCCTGTAGTATCTTAAATAGTTCTCTGCCTCTCTTATACAGTTCATTCCCACACCCCCACTAAATTACTTCACTTTATTACATTCCAGCGATTGCATTTATTAAATGCTAATAGGGAGGTCATAGCCTCCCTTTATAAATTATTTGTTTTTAAAGATATCTTCACCCATAACCTTAAATACTTCTTTATCTACTACCTTTACCAATACCGATAAGATCCTCATATACTCCGTGAGTTCAGTTTTCTCGGTTTCATTCTTACTATCGTGCTTTGCAATGCTTAATCTTTGTTCGAGAATGCCTTTAATTTTTTTGGCAGCATTGACTGTTAATTGTGCCGTTTCTGTGTTGTACTTATTTTCTTTACTGTTTACCTTTGCTACATCCTTTAAGCTTGTAGATCCTTTTTCTTTGTGCTGCTCATAGACCGCCTTTTGGTCTTCTTTCGTCAACTTTGATAACTCAACAGCGGTGGAGAACTTTATATTGTCTTGCTTTAATTCTTCCTTGAACTCGGTAGTTAAATTATCGTTTATACTTTCTATCCTGCCGACCTGAGTAGTAGATACATTTAATGCTTCTGCTAATAACTCACGCACCCGCCCAGGTAGCTCATGTTCCTTCTTATACTCTTTTAGCAATCCCTTAAGCTGTGACAATTGCTCAACCTTTTCCCAATCGCTTAATTGCCTTGTTGTAGAGTTAGTGTATATTAGCAAGATTCGCTCTCGTATTTCATCTAGGCTTGTTTCAATACGGCATGGCACTAATTCAAATTGCTTTTTGCCTTCTTCGACTAGTTGTAGGCTTGCAAGTCTACGACGATGGCCTGCAATGACTTTGTATTTATCAGTATTTGGTATCCTTTTAACTGTAAGGTTCTGATGAATCCCCATAATTTCTATAGAGTCCTTTAAGTTAGCAACGTCTTCTACTGAATAAAAGTTATCTTGTGATGGTTCTAATTGATAGACACTGATTAGGTCTACCTTAAAATCATTACCCGCCCTTGTTGTTTCTGCTGAATCAGTATTCAGTGCTTCAGGCCCTTTTGATTTTGAGTTTAATAGACTGGTTAGATTAAACTTACCTTTTGCCACCACTCCACCCCCTTTTACAAATGTGTCCGATTTGGACACATTTTTCTATTCTCCTAAGTACTCTTTTACAAAGTTCATATAATCTATTGCCGCTCCGCAACGCCTTGAGTATTCAATGATTGGCTGACTTGTAAAGGTGCTTTCATCTATTTTCTCTGTTCTTCTGATATGAGTTGCAAAAATAGGATAGTTTCCTTGATTGTTTAAATGGTCTTCCCCTTGTACATTTACATCGTTCTTAGTAAATTGAGTAACTAGGCATCCCTTGAAGTTTAATGTTGGGTTAAATTCTCGGATTGCTTCAAACTGCTCTGTTAGCTCTTTTAGTCCGTCAAACGAAAACTGATCTATTTTTATTGGCACTATTACTTCATTGGCAGCAACTAGACTATTTATTACACTGATATTGATATCTGGTGCATTGTCTATAATGCAGTAATCATATTCTGATTCGATTTGTTGTAAAGCTTTTTTTAAGATGGTTTGCTGTTGCCTTGAAACGTCCATGATAATTTGTAAGTTAGCATTTAGAAGGTTCATATTTGCACTGATTAAATCTAGGTTGGCGTATTGTGTGTGATGAATAACCTTATGCGTATCATATTTCTTTTCAATAAGGAGATCCGCTATACTTGGCATTTCATAACTATGTAGCTTTAAAAATTTGGACGTGTTCCCTTGCTTGTCGTTATCTATGAGCACTACCCGCTTATTATAGGTAGTGGCTAATATGTGAGCCATGTTGATGGAGGTTATGGTTTTTGCCACGCCTCCCTTTAAGTTGATTAAGGCTATGATCTTCATGTGACACCATCCTTTATGAGTTAACTATCCACGTCTTGTTTTCATTACGTATCAAGCAAGTTTTTTTATATTTACAATCCCCGCATTTATCTTTTATGCCTTTTACCGATTCTTCTACCCGCCCACGTCTCTCTGTTAGTTCTTCTTTAGCCAGTGCCATTATGTTTTTACCTCCCAAGCTCCGTCAATATATGCGAAAATACAATTCATGTCTTTACTAAAAACTATCTCCGTTGATTGGTGAACGCTCGTTATGTACTGACTTAGGGTTTTATCACTCTCCCCCCCTCAATCTCAACATTTAAACATTTATTTACATTATCAATTAAAATGTGGGAGGAAAAATTTTCTTAATATTAGAATATAGCTATAAAAAGGAGTGTGTTTTTATGGATTCATCTGATAGCGTTGCTTATTTAGAGGGTATTGAACAGGCTTTAGAAAAATCCGCAGAAAAATTTAGCAATACAACCTATTCTATTGACTTTAGTCATGTTGATCATCACTTGCTAGAGGATAAAACAATTTCTGCTTTTACGTCAAGAATCATTGTAGATGGTTATGAATATGGTGCTGGCATACCAGTAAATATTGCTACAAAGGTTACTTTTGATGAAATTGCAGCTTATTTAATCGGACGCGGCGTGGAACAGTATTTATGTCAAATGTCAAATGATAGATAAATTGTGTTTTTTATTAGCTCTCCTCTAGAGGGCTATTTTTTTATCCCGCCCTCCCCAATATAACCTCTCTCCTACCAATTAACCTGATACTGGCCACCCATGTGACTTATAATCTTCAAACTTGCAAAACTTCCTAAGCGGTGGCACTGAATTTGACCATCTTTGTAATGCTCTAATCTTTATAGGAGCATTATATTTGTCATAAATCATGACATATGGATTAACGCCTAAGTCAGTCAAGATTTTAATTCGTTTCATATCTTGTTCAAAAGTTGTGTTATAGTTAGTGAGTATAAAAAACGTTAGCCGATCGGGATGAATGCCAGCAGCACAAAGTAGATTAATGCCCTTTACTACCTTTTTTGTAATGCCTAAATTGTCATAAGCGAAATGAAGTCGTTTTTCATGTCTCATAGCTGCCAGCAATTCTGCGTTTTGCTTGTTGACTAGACGAATATCATTTCCTTGAGTAAAATCCACCTTGATTCTCATATCTATGATCTGATTGGCAACCTGCTCCCATATCAGGGATGCCATTGCATTGTTATCCAGCAGTGTGAGCCTATCACTTAAAGGGTTTAATAAATCCGCTGGCATGGCTACATGATGGATAAATCCTTCTTTTTCAGGTACTACGCAGAATTTACAATTCCGTATGCAACCTCTGCTAGTAAATCCCATTCCGTAATCAATGCCATAAAGTGTATAATCAGGCTTCATATTTTCAATGATTGGTGGCAATCTCTTTTTCAGCTCCCATCCAGTGCCGCCAACCTCCGCGCCCAGGCTTGCATAATATTCAGCTTGCTTACGATTCTCTGTAAATACCACTGCAACATATACCTTGTCCACTGGACCAATAAACATATCTTGATAGTCATATGGGAATATAACTTCATGCCCTAATGACTTGTGATATGCAGATATTTTCATTAAGGCCAAATTAGGTAGCTTCCCATCAATTTGAATTAATCCGATTCTCAACTTATCACCCGCCCATATTCAATTTCAGCTATTGCTTTAAATATTGGTAATGGTTGAAGCGTATACACGGCATTACCTAACGCCTTTAACCTTTTAGCCCGATTCTTTATTCCAGTTGCAACCCTTGGAGGTTCATAATCATATTGAGGCTGTCCCATAAATGCAGGATTTCCAGGCCAAGGTATAGGGTTATCACATTCTATATCTGTCCACCCTATAGGAAACCCCATAAGGCACTCTACCCAATCAGGATTTAATTGACCGCCAACCATTTTTGCATATTCGGCTGGAGTTATTGCATCGCGAATGTATTTATCGCTTCTAATCGCTCCACTTGCAGTATGAGTACCCCACAAATTTCCTGTACGCATTACTGCACCAACTACACTATCCCTATCTTGTTGACTTGGTGGTAATGTACTGTTTTTACCGTCCTGTGCTGTAGGTGTAGGCCACATTACCCCACATGTCTCACCTGGTCTACTAGATTTATTGCCGACTGCCCAGTTATCAGGCATTTCTCGTATAGTTCCTTTGACCTCGGCCCCCGCTCTCCGTCGCTCGCTTGCGGAGTGCGCCAGTATAAAGACTCTTTCTCTTTTATGTGAGGCTCCAACATCACAAGCTCCGTAGCAACTCCATCCAACACCATGCCCCATTTCGGCCAAGTCCCTAAGAACGTCTCCGAACAATTCTCCTCCGTCCACAGAGAGAATTCCTCGAACATTTTCACCGACCATCCACCTGGCATTAATTTCGCATGTGATCCTTGCCATTTCAGGCCACAAGTACCGTTCATCAGCTTTTCCTTTACGTTTTCCGGCCATGCTGTTACCCTGACAAGGGAATCCACCAGCGCAGCCATCGATCTTTCCAATTCCGTCTTTTCTAAGCCTCTCTGCTGTAACTTCTCGTATGTCTTCATATATTGGCACCCCTTGAAATCTTTTATTTAATATGGATTGGCAGTATGGATTTTGCTCAACAAAGGCTACTGTTTCAAACCCAACCATGTGAGCCGCTAAGTCTAGACCACCTATCCCTGAGAATAAGCTAATCCACTTCAAATACTCACCCCTCCCTCACACTCTAATGTATATAACCCCTACTTATTGGGGATAATTATGTTGACGCATACTCACGCGTTACATAACTCAACTCTCCCATTCTTGGTATTAGCTCTCTTTTAGAGGGCCCTTTTTTATGTCTTGAATATTAAGGCATTCCCCGCCCCCGCTGCATGAGTTTTTCTGCCTTTTTACTACTCCGCTGCCGAGGCTTCTTCAAAAAGGGATTTCTTCCTCAGGATGTATTTCATATCCAAACCCATCCATTGGACTTTGCTTACTAGTTGCGGCAGTGTTACTGGATGGATTTTTAGTATCTAAAAATTCTATGTTCTGGGCTACTACGTCGGCAGCTCTCCGTTTTTGACCGTCTTTTTCATAATCACGAATTTGTAAACGTCCTTCCACTAGTACACGACGGCCTTTTGTAAGGTTGTTTCCACAAACCTCAGCTAACTTGTCCCATACTACGACAGGAATAAAATCAGCGCGTTTGTTCTCACCGTATCCTGTATCTACTGCCACACTAAAACTTGCAACGGCCTTCCCTGTTTGCGTGTATCTGACATCTGGGTCTCTAGTTAAACGCCCCACTATGATCACTTTGTTCAAATTATTTCCCCCTTCCTTTTGCCGTTATTTTGTCGGAATTTCTATAAACTATCTGACAAAAATATCTGATACTATGTAATTAAGAAACATCCTCATTACTGTGTATTTTTACTAAAATATAATGCTGATATTGGTGTCCATCGTCGTTATAGCCTTCATATGTATATTGCTTATCTATGTAGTAACCTTTTGGGGCTTTGGGTGCTCGCCATTTTTTTGCACTGACTTTTTTTACTTTTATTTTTGGTTTTTTTAGATTACTGCTTTTGCAAAATCGTTGAGCATAAATGCGACGGTTTTCATCATAAAAGCTTTCAAGAGTATTTTTTATGATATAGGAGGCAAGATTACCGTGATTTTGGCGGCTATCCATCGGTGTAAATTCTATTCTTGGGTACGGTGTTTCTTCTGTTCCTGCAATTCGTCTCCAAATGTCTGCTATTTTTTGTGCCTCAATATAATTCATAACAAGGTGAAAATGAACTGCTCCACGTTTCCCTAGTCCCGCACTCATGATGTATTTTAGTTCTTTATTTGATTTTCGGTATACTTTTCGCACATCTCGGAAAAACTTAGCTATGTCTGCTTTTGCTTTTTCTTTTGTCGGTCTTACGTTTGCGGGGTAAGTTAGATAAATCCACCAATCTCCAGCTTTAAAATTTGTGTTAATAAGCCAACGGCATTTATTCTCGGCATTTTTATCATTTTGTCGTTTTTGCTTATCTGATGTTTTATTTGATTTTGGAGCAATTATAATTTTTAAATTTTTCCTACCAGATTTATATTTTGTAATTTCAATTGTGTCTCCAGCTTTAACTTCCTTTTCCCAATATCCCATATCGTCAACCTCTTGATTTATATTTCTACTAAGTATTGATTTAACTGTACTTTATTGATAACGTGTGTCGTTAAATTAATACTTTTATCAAGGTATTTAAGCTCTTTTTCGGCTGACTTTTTACGCATAATGTGCTATAATAAATTACGTAAAACGTGCATGTCAACCTTAAATTTATTCTTCTACTAGGTCTTTCTAGTAAACCCTTACAAGCTATTTGCAGTAGCGTGTAAGGGTTTTAGTTTGTCCTCCTCCAATTTAGAATGTGTTCTCTGATATTTGCCCAAGTAGTCACCCTACTCTGTCTAGTTTTTTCGCAACAATAAAGTTATTACAACCTTTTTGACTTTCAGTAACTTGAACTGCTTCTTTCTCATTGTTAGCATTACGCTGTATCTCATAACATACTTTCTTGCCTGCACCACGGTAGGCATCATGATTAATATAACGACACTCACCACATCGGTGCGGCTGAGTTTTTTTACATGCCATTGAAACACCCCCTTTCTAAACTGCATGACTATGTTTTTTCACCAGTCGTTTTTCATAACACTTTATACACGGGCTATTACTTATATATTTATTAGGCTTTCCGCATTCTGGACATGTACCTGATCGGGAATACCACCGTTCTTTACATTTAGAGCAACACATACATAAATCTCTTTGATTATGCATTGATGAAACAATTCCAGCAGCTCCGCAATAAGGGCAATTTTTACTAATAATACGCTTAACCATTTTTAGCATCCATATTATTACGCTCTACTTCTTTGCCAATTTCAAACCAGAGAATCATCCAATACTTATTCTTTAATGGATAGCGGTTGAAATATTTACGATTATGCATTTTTGCCTCCAATTGACCTCTACCATATCGGCATGATATAATAGTGGTAACGAAAATTTTTAACTACTTAATCGTCTGTGCGCCAACACAGGCGATTTTTCTTTGCCCTGCATGTACTGTGTAACACCTAATCCATACTTATATTCCAGTTCCATGATTAGATTAATAGTCGAATTTGCACGATCTACTAGCCTATGTGCTGTTAGTTCTAAATCATTCAATTCATTTTCGGATAAGTCTTTACGATCGTTTTTGTCTAGTAAGATAGTTGGCAGATCTTCAAGCAATACAAAGACCTCTTTGTCCTGTCTTTTTAGACGTAGGATCATGCTTTGGACATGCCTATCAACCTTTTGGTATCCGAATAGTTTCATGAACCCAGTAGCTTCTAATGCAACTGCTGAAGCGGCAATACTATTCATTTGTGATAACTTCTGTCTAGCTTTGTTGGGTATCGCTCTCGCATTTTTACAGGCTGAGTAAATAGAATCTACTGAATACCCTATATCTGCTGCTAGTGCTTTCGGTGGTCGATCACAACACATAATTGCTAATTCAAGCATGTCACCAATACTATCCATCATCGGTACATCTATCATTTATTTGTCACTTCCTTTTGTCGGATTATCACTTAACTATCTGACAGAATGATTTGCTATACTTATATCAGAGGACAACTTCTTACGTTCTCACCCCCACTTGCCTGTCCGTTGGACGGGCTCTCTTTTTACTCATTTCCCGGTACGAAGAAAAGTACCAACAGAAACATGATAAACAGTACTACATTTTGCAAGGTTTCAGCTTGACAACAAGTGCTGTTGATTAGCTTCATATGGAGCCCCCACCCCCTTTGAACGTTTTTTCGCCCATGAAATCAATTCATCTGTAATAAATCGTTTACTAGCTCCTAAGGGGAACCAAGGGAGTCCATCCTTTTTAATAAGAGAATACATATGGCACTTTGAAACGCCTAAAAACTCGGCTGCTTGATTCAACGTCATGATTGGCGGGAATTGTTTTATCTCTTGGACCTTTGGCTCTTCTTTTGGAACAGGATTTCCGCACTCAGGACAAAATTTATTTGCTGCGGATAACTTGGCATTACATTCTTTGCAGGATTTGTTCATGTTTTCACCACACTTTCAATAATAGCAATCGACAATAACTGGTATTTTGCAGATTGTATGTATCACCGTGTATCCCAATGTAAACTGCTGTTTTACAGGGTTTAAAAAAGTTTACATAAACTTAAAGCCTCTAAAAAACGAAGAAATTAGTGGTTTATGCAGCTATTACTTTAAATATCTTTTATTATCTTAAAGATAGTAACTATTTTAATTTCTTTAGATTTTTTTAGGATACGGAGCACGCATTAAATATCCTGGCTATTGTCCATCACCTCCTTAACTAGATTTACATAGAACTAATACAATTGCTAAATAACCTAACATTTGTACTATTAGAACAGGTTCCAATTAACCACCTCACTTTGATAATCTACAAGCTTAAAAAGTATTTTCTCCCCTCCTGAAAACTTGATTAACTAGCTTTTGGGTTTGGAGAGTTTAACAAATTTAATTTGTTAAACACATCAAAAAAAAGCACTTCCATTGAAATTTTAGAGTCTATTTCTATTTGTTTCATTACCATTAAACTAGGAATCGCTCCTCCCAGCTCCCATTTACTCCATGTTTGCTGTGTAACTCCATACATCTCCGCCATTTTCTTCTGAGATCGATTTCCTCTAAATTCAATAAGCTTGTTTCTTATGAGCATCTTATAACCCCCTTGCGACAAATTTAATTTGTTAACTTGCTTTTATAATATACAAATTTAAATTGTATGTCAATAGTTTTACAAATTAAATTTGTTTTAGTTTCACAAATATAAATTGTATAATGTTTTTAGGGAGTTGATACTATGCTTCACGAGCGAATTAAAGCAGAAAGAAACAAAAAAGGACTTTCGCAAAGAGAGTTAAGTGATTATTTCAACGTAACACAACAAGCTGTTGGCACTTGGGAAACTGGTAAAGCGTCGCCAGACGCAATTACTTTATCTAAATTAGCCGACTTCTTTGGCGTTACGACAGATTATCTTCTAGGTCGCAGTGATTATCAAAAAAGCGAAAAAAACTTTGAAACGGTTGCAGCTCATCGTACTGACGACCCATCAAACGATCTACCAGAAGAAGCTCGTAAATCGTTAGAAGACTTTAAGAAATTCTTATATGAAAAACACGGGCTGAAATACTAATCTTAAAAATAGATAAGGCAGGAGACGTTATATGGAACAAATGCTAACGTTAGCCATGCAAGAAGGCATTCTTACTGTTGATTATCCTTTGGTTTATCCCTTACTGGGAATTTATTTATGCAATCAAAGTAACTCCCCAGTTATTGGCCTAAGTACATGTATAGATTCAACTGCAGAGAAAAGATGCATTATGGCAGAGGAGCTAGGCCACCATTTCACCACTGTCGGTGTATGTATTAACAATAAAGAGTTCTACCATCGCAGTAATTTGAACTCTGTTTCAAAGATAGAGTTTAAAGCTATGCGCTGGGCAGTTAATTACCTTATGCCTGAGAACGACTTATTAGATGTAATCGGGAGTGGATTGTACGAACCATGGGAACTAGCAGAGCACTTCAATGTTACTGAAGAGTTTGCTAAATTTAGATTGCGATTATTTGGAGCAAAGGAAATAAAAAGCACAGTATCATTCAATTACAAAATGTGAATGTACTGTGATTATTTTGTAGCAAGTGACCGAACGTAAGTTCTTTAACTTGGAATAGTTCGTTAATCAAAAGACATAACACTATCATGGACATGCTGTGTCTTTATACAAAGTCCTAGAATAATCATCTAATAGGTGCTATT